AATATTATATAAGGCCCCCTCGCTTCATTTGCCGCTGCCACCACTCCCTCCTTACCTATAGAACCTTACTCTCCCTTCTTCGTACGGCTTCAACTCCTTCCCTTCTATAAATGGCTTCAAGTTCTAACTTCAGGTTGGCTGCTAAGAATGTTTTCCTTACATTCCCTCAATGTCCCGAATCTATTACTTGGGTCATGTCCCATTTACTCCAAATTCTTAATTCATACACAGTCAAGTATGCCTGTGTCGCTGAAGAAAAACATAAAGATGACAACAGTCATTTTCATGCTATTGTCCAATTGGACAAAAAACTAGAAACAAGAAATCCTAATTTCTTTGATTTGCCGCAGGAACACTCCTCGGGCACCTACCATCCGAATGTCCAGAAGTGCTCCTCACCAGCGGCCGTCAGGAAATATATCCAGAAGGAGGGTCACTTCATTGAACACGGAGAATTTAATACACGAGGACGAAGTCCTGTTGCAAGCGCTGAGAAGATCTTTGGAGAGATCCTTACCTTGGCAACAGACGAGGAGTCCTTCCTCGCCCTTGTCCGAGAACGAAGACCACAGGACTACGTTCTCAGATGGCCGTCGATTACCGGTTTCGCTCGAGACCATTACCGCCGAAGAAGTATTCCTTACGTTCCCCGGTGGACTGACTTCCCGGGCCTACCTGAACCTATTCAGCAATGGGCCAAGGACAATATTCTATTCGTAAGTCGTCAATGGGCCGATTCTGTTTTATGTTATAGATGTCATGATGATTTTTGGTGGGAAGTGGGCCTAACTGTTCCACAACAATATATGTGCAACAGGAGCCCGAGTCCAAGCCAGACAGGCCCATCAGCCTCTACATCTGTGGACCAACCAGATCCGGCAAGACGCAATGGGCCAGATCTTTAGGGAGACACAATTATTTTACCGGTAGTTTAAGTTTTTTAGATTATGATGATTTTGCGTTATATAATGTAATAGATGATATTGAATACGAGAAGATTAGTACTTCTTGGTTTAAATCATTATTAGGTGCTCAAAAAGATATTATTCTTAAGGGCAAGTATATGAAGGATTTTCGTATTAGTGGCGGAATTCCTTGTATTGTATTAGTTAATGAAGACATGGATTGGGTTGTACGGATGGCAAGTACACTTAAACCATGGTTCGATGATAATGTACTAGTTTATTACATGTCTGCTAGTGATAAATTCTATTAAAATTATTAATGAAAAAACAACCTTTTCAAATTCCTCATCTAATCTCCTCTGCGTTTCTTTAAGTCTTTCTTCTCTTTGTTGTGCTTCCCGTAATGATCTACTGGGTCTTTGCCACTGTTCTGGCTGGGACAAAACTCCCGACCCAGTAACAGGGATAACAGCTCTAACTGCACGTTCAATCTCTGTTCTATTAAATTCAGATTGTGAATTATCTCTTCCATCTGTACCATAATTAGATCTAACGGATCCGGATTCATATCCTCCTGACTGTGGGGACTCCCATCCAGAGGTATGATCGTCCAATCGTCGAGAGCTTCCGGCATCCTTTTTATCTTTTTTTCTCCTTGAAAACATTCAACTTAATCTGTAAAAAAAATTATAAACTTTATTACTTATTCTGCGTCATAAAAATAAACACGACAATTAGCAGTCAAAGTCACGTTCTCAGAAGGATGTGAAGTTGCTGCGTACAAAAATATGCCATTCTCAAGTACATTTGCCAAGGATCCAGAATCCTCGTGATTATACAAAACATATCCCTTAAATTTAAAATACTCCTCGACCACGTCTTCGTTGAAGGATAAACCATTGGCTCCCACTAAATGAAAGGTCAGATCCTTGAGAACTTGAAACCGTTCCCCCCAGTCCTTCTTCACCATCGCTGTCATCGGCTCGTTGTCGTGCATGTCCATGAACGAGCTGAAAGACACCGGTTCCGACCCCGGTCTGGTATCCCTGATTATCCACAGCCTGACAATGTGATAAGAATTAGTCCTAGGATTATTTAGGTACAGTTTTCCCCTAATGTTTATTCCATTAATTTTTATTTTTCTTCCGGTTCTTTGGTTTGTGTCATCCCCATGGTCAAAATGGGTCAAATGGTACCCATTACCACCAGTATGATTTATACTGGCTAATTTAATTCCAAATGTGCCACGTTTCACTGGGCCCAACGCATTTATGGGCCGTCTCTTCCTTCTTGCCAAACTCGACCTTGGGCCTCTTCTTCTCCACGGGGTTCGCATGGCACTTGCAACCCGCGTGACTCGAACAGTCCTGGGCCTCCGTGGAATGGTTCCTGGATTCCATCCCCGCCTTGATCTCAGAGCAGAGCTCCTGGTAATCACCATTTACTGCAGCACGATCCTTTACCCTAGAAAAACGTCTTATCAGTCTCAACAGTCTACGGCACTGAGTAAGGTGGACCAAGTGGTCCACTGAAGTCTCGAACCCGGTCTCGGTTCTCATGTCTATTTTCTGGGCCAGAATCTGGTCTTCCATTGCCATTAATTGCTTGCAGGCTAGCATAATTACGCAGCCTTGCAAGCTCTGAGGCAACTCTCCTAATTTGGTACTCCACAAAGACATAACTGAGAATGGCTAGGGCAATAACAATAAATTGAACAATTAAAATCGTTGTACAGTACTTACTGTCTTCGGCAAGTTCGCAATACTCAGACATTTTAAAAATATTTGGGGCAGGGGGGTATTTATAGCTCATCGGTTCCTTGCTGCGCAAGCAACCTCTTTAATAATTATTCATGGGACCCACTTTTAAAAACTGTCGGCGAATCTGCTTTAACTTTTCCCTTTTTCTTTTTACTTTTCTTTTTCTTTTTCTTTTGTCGGCCGCCTCCTTTTGTCGGGTTCACATTGCGCCTTCGGCGCAATTAATGGTGGGCCCCTTCGGGGCCAATCCACGGGCGCCACGTGGCGCCACCAAGCGAGGGGGCTGT